GTGCTGTGGGTGCAACCGGAGAAGACGCGGGAGTTCCATCTACCATTACCAGTGAGCTAGTATTGTTTGCTCCGGAGTATTGAGAGTCTTCAACCTTGAAAACAACAAGATCAATCCTGTTTAAGGAACCGTGTGCTGCCGTTACAGTAAGAGTTAAATCAGCATCATTCATAACGCCATAGGCGCCCTGTTTCGATGACTCAGTTCCACCAATTTTGGCGTGTCCAGAACCGACTATGACACCCATGGACGGTGAACCAGTTTGTGTTACCTTTAACTTGCTACCTTTTCCTGGATCCACTGAACTCTTTGGAATTAACGTTGATGTTAGCTGATCGCTGGGAAGATACACGAAATTCCGCATCTGCTCAGCGGTGTGAGTAGATCCGGCGTTTTGGAGCCAACCCGGCGGGTTAATGACTGTCATTTTACATCACCGTTGTAGCTATCTGAACATGGACGATATGTTTTCCATCTGGTAATCTGTATCCACTTAGATCAATTTCGTATGGCAATTGATCTTCAAATAATGACGCTAGAATCTTGGCAGCCTCTTTTGCCTTGTCAATATCATCATGGTACTGTGGAAAATTCTTTCGCTGTTCATGCGTTACATCATCAAGACGTGTTTGCAAGTCCTGACCAGATACTACGCGCCCAACAGTGTGCCACATATCTTTACCTCCAAGCATTTCTAAAAGTAACAGTCATGGTTCCGGTTCCAGATGCCCCACCGAATCGAATGAAAGAATCACCTGAAGATATTAAAAACCATTCTGCTGTTGACATTGTGTTTCTACGATTCACATTTCCATTGAGATTGACAGTTCTATTACCGAGATCTACAACCAAAGTGTCCAAGGCTCCGAGAGTAATAACAAATCCTAATCTTCTTGATAACGTATCATTAATAATTTGTGGATTAACAACGGGGCCTTGGATTGTTAAAATCGCTGGAGTTGATCTATTACCAACATTTGTTATGGTAAGTCCATTTGGTAGAACTGTTGCACCGAAGCCGAAAGGAAAACCAAAGCTAAATCCTAAACCTGTTCCAATTTCTCCACCAAATGGAATTATATATTCCTGTAAAAAGTTGTCATATAATCTTGGATCTTCTGCAAACATTTTGAACTGTATTCTGGTCATTCCTATACGACGTAGTGTACTCCAATCATACGATACGCCTCTTGATTTTACAAAAATTACGCGCTCATCAACAGATGGAGCCTTTAGATAAAATGGAATTGATGTTCTTACTGGTGCATAATTAAATTTCAACTGATCCATGTACACTTCTTCTAAGCCAGCTTGACAATATGCTGTGCCCTCAAGGAAAATTTCCCGTCCTGTTTCAAACTCCGCATCTATAAAGCCGCCATCTACACCTTCATGATCTCTCATCGTTTCACGAAATGTTGGAGAATCCAATCCGGTTACTCTATCTATGTCAACGAATGGAATTGATGCAGCGTCATCATTAAGGACAATACCAGTATCCCCAAGCTGGAATGTATACTCTGTAATAAGTGGCATTATCTACCTGCCAAAAGGAAACCAAGTTCTTCGGAATGACGCCGTGGGTTTATCTCGTTTGTGTATATAGTAAAGTTTTGAGTATTTGATGTACCACCACCAGCACCAGAGGCAGCAATAGGAAGATTTCCTACTTGAGTCGCAAGCGCATTAGACATCACAGACAATGCGTTCATTCTGCTAGCCATACCTTGTGCGATCAATTCGACTATCTTTTGTCCACGATAGAATGGGTTTCCTCTTCCGGCCATAGGTCCAGCCTTAGCCGGTGAGAACGGAAGCCTATTTAGTATCGATTGAGCTATCTCACCAATTTTATTCTTAACAGCTTGTACTCTGCTACCAATACCATTAAGCAAACCGTTAATAATATTAGCACCTGCCTGGTATAACCAACCTAATGCACCAGCAAAGAAATTCCGAATACTTCCAACTATTCTAGCGACTTCACCAGCAGCTCTATTCAGTGCACTAGTTATAACAGTAGGCAACGAATTCCAAACATTGCGAACGGTTGTTAATACACCGGCCCATGCGCCAGCAAGGAAGCTACGAATTCCAGAAACTTTGCTCGTAATAAATGAGGATACAGCGTTCAATACAGTAAAGAAGATGTTCTTAATTGAATTCCATATACTAAAAGTCGAGTTCTTAATTGTATTCCATGTATTGATGAAGAAGTTCTTAACGGAAGTCCAAACCGACATAAACCAGGCGCCAATAAATGCCATGTGCTTACCGAAGTCACTAAACCACTTAATGAGCATCTTGATCCATTCAATGATTTTGACTATCGCAATGATTAATGCAATTATTGCACCAATAACAGCGAAGAACGCCAACACCACAGGACCAACAAATATGACAACTAATATTCCGCCAACGACAGCGGCAATCTTGAGGAACCACTTAACGGCTTCGGAAATCCATCCAATAAGCGTTTTGATTGTTCCTTCGTGTGCATAATAGAATGCAGTTAATTTCTCAATGGCAGGTATAACTGTGTTTGTAATGACACCACTAACGAATTTGAATGCATTAACAAGCATGTCTTTGATCCAGTTTGCAACTTCTTTAGCAGCATCAATAAATTCTTTGCTGAATATATCAGTAAGTCTACGAACGATTGGCATAACCTTCTGTTCTATGATTGTCGCCAGTGCTGCAAATGCCGGTTGCATGTATTGTTTCCAAGCATCCCATATTCCCTTAGCAGCCGGGAGAATGGCATCCTCATACATCCGTTTTGCCCAATACCACAAATCTTTAAGAAGGTATCTAAAGTTCTCACTCTTTTTCCAGGCCATAACGACAGCGGCCACAAATAAACCAAAGGCGCCTGCAAGCGCAGCCATTCCACCAAGAAATATGAAAATACCAATTCCAGCAGTACCCACGACTGCTGCAAAAGCTGCAATACCAGCAATAACAAGAACGAATAAACCGCCAACTCCAGTGAGAATAGATGCAAGTATAGCAATATTAGTTACAAGCTTTTTTGTTGATGGAGATAGATTATTGAACCATTCAACAGCCTTCTGCAACGCTCCTATAATCTTTAGGAACATTGGGATAAGAGCATCACCAGCGGTAACCTTCAAAATGGACCACTGGTTTGCCAACATTTGGCTTCTACCGGCTACGGTATCCGCCATGATGCTATAGGCCGACTCGAACGATCCAGAAGTAGTTGTCATTTCCTTGTAAATAGATTCAAAGGTTTCAATGTTACCAGGTAGCAAAAGCATGTTCTGTAGGAACCGTCGTGCCTCAATGGTTCCACCAGCACCCTTGAACACTTCCAAAATCTTAGCGATACGATCTGCCTTTGGAATCTTTTGCAGAGCGGTACGGAATTCCTTTAGAACGTCGATCATTGGGCGGAAGTTACCCTTTGAATCTACCGCCTGAATACCAAGCTTCTTCAAAGCTGTAACTGCTTTTGGATTCGACATTGCATCCATGGCACGGGATACAGCAGTCGTAGATCTAGCCGCTGTAATACCCATACGAGTGCTAGCCGCCAAAGCGGCAGATAGCATTTCAATACTCTGCCCATATCTAGCAGCCGACGGAGTTGCTAGACCAATTCTCTTAACCCACTCATCGTATGTACCAATACCTTCCTGGACTAACTGGAACTGAACATCAAGAAGGTGGTTTACACTTGATAGTGGTAGCTTGAAAGCGTTCAAGAATCCAATAGTAGCACGAGATACAGAGGTAACATCTGTACTACCAGCAACGGCAGCTTTGGAGAATGCTCTTAGAAGCTTCTCGGCATCGCCAATACCCAATTCCATAGATGAGAATAGATCGTACAGTGCTGGCTGAATCTGATTAAACGCAACTGGTATATCACGCGCAACACGAAGACCAACATCACCAAGTTGTTTGGTAGAATATCTAAGTCCGTCGACCTGAGTTCTAGTAAGAGCCGTTTGCTTTTGGTAATCTACAGCAGCGTCGACAAATCCCTTCATAGTCAAGACGCCAACGACTCCAATAGCCGTCATGCCCAAACCTACAGCACCCAACGCACCAGACGCACCCATCATAGAACTAGCAAAACGCTGCATGGATACTCTATGTTGTTCTAGTGCTGCCCTAGCTGTCCTTGATGCAGCTATTTGTTTATCAATCGCTCCGATGTGCTGAATAGTTCTAGCCATCGTGTCATTTGTTGCACCAGACAGTCTTTGTTGTGCCAAAGCATTCATTGCAGCAGATCTAGCTGCTCTAAGATTGGCTTGTGCTACCGTATCGCCCACCATGCGAATATCACGCGCAAAGCCACGCATGGCCCGTGTGCCTTCATCACGGGCCTTAATTACGAGCCATAAGTCACGGACTGCGCTGAACGGCACGGCTTTGTTTCCTGCTCTCTAATTCTTCCTTTTGAGATTGCCATACCATATAGTTGTTTAGCAGGTGTACGAACACAATGTCCTGATCTAACAATCCTCCATCTTCTGGAAACTTATGAAATTCTCGACATACGGTTATTATATTATGTACTAGCAGCGCATCATTCGTATGTTTACCATTGGGCACAAGGATTACGGTCCTCAGCCCATCTAGGAGTTTTTTACTTCGTCGTCTTTCTCAAGCATATTAAAGTCATCAATGTATCTACCAATCTCTGTACCTACAGCTCCATCGAGGCGCTTTACATCATTTGCACTTTTGAAGTTTAGAGCCCTTTCGTTTTCATCAGTGAGGTTATGTTCAACGACGAGATGAGCAAAATCCCACAGGGTGACAGCTTCTTGCTGTACATCTAACTCGCCCTTGAAGTCTTTACTATTCTGGCTACCATCGATGAAGAACTTTGTCGCCATACCCTGACGCCGCAGACTTTCACCATAGTTCATTCTGCGCACGACGACAAACGCTCCTTCGAGCGTCTTTAATTCGAATTTTTCTTGTGTATTCAACACAACAGCAATAGGCATGAACGCGGCCTTTCTACGGGAAGAAATCTTCCTGTGTTTTAACAACAATTTGCCAAGATTTGCCAGTACCGTCAATAACATTCTGATAAGAAATAGAAGCCCGAACGAGATCACCCTGTCCAGAGTTTGCAATTTCATAAGTATCCTTGATCGCCACAGGCGCAAGCATTGATATAGAGTTATTGGCACCCTTAGTCGCTGTCAATGTAATGCTTTGAGCGGTAATAGCTTTGAATGCATCAAAGTCGGCGCGCGAATCAAAGTCTCGTTCAAGTGATAGCGTTGACGTGCGCTCACCATACTTAATAAACTGCGCTCCGCGCCCTGGAGTCTTTAGTCTAAACTGTGCTTCCGCATTATCCTCAACTGAGAATTCGAAAGAATCAGTATCAGTGACCGGCGTGGCTGTGGGAATTTCAACACTGTACTGACCAGCACCGAATGGTGTAGTTGTTGGCCATGTAGCTGTTGGCAAAGACGCAACAGCCTCATCACGTCCGAGCAAAGAGATGCTTAGTTTGAGTAGACCTTCCTCAATGCTAAACACAAAACTTGATGTCACCATGCCAGTGAAACCAAACACAATTCCATTTCTAACCATAGTCAGAGATAAGGTTTTGTTTGGAATACCAGCAGACGTTGGAGTAATGGTGTAGGTAAAGTTAGGAGATGTACCTGTCTTTGCAAATAATGTTCTAGAAGAATAAATGAAATACACAATTACATCTTCAAGAGCTTCTATGTCAATATCGCCTTCAACATGGAAGTTTCCAGGCACCGCGCCAATAACATCGGCATTCTGCCGAATTGGGCGTCGGAAAATGGTTTCCTGCACACTGGCAAGAGACTCACTCATGAATGGAAAGAACTTGGTAGGCACAGCATAAACGCCAGGCGTCGCGGCAGTATTTGCCGTTGGTAGCGCACCGGCAGGTGAACCCGGAGTCGTGTCAATGTCTGTTGTTACGGCACCAACAGTTTTGTACAATAGTTCTGTACCAGTTGCACCACCGGCGGCAGTCTTGTATAGCTTATATCCGGTTGCACCTGTAACAGTGGCCCAAGTTACAGTAACCGTAGATGTCGAGCCAGTTGTAACAATAGTCTGCTCATTGCTAGGATTAGTTTCACCTACAGCATTGATGGCAGTGAGCATGTATTTATACGTACCAGCGGTAATAGTACCACCGGATGCCGCAGTCGCTAATGCAGCTTGTACTGGCGGCGTTAGCTGTTCAATTCCCAAACCGGCAATTCCGGCGGCACCAATACCAGGCATTATTATCCCTCCGTCGGACTATCGTCTAAAACAAGAGTGACTTTGACAAAAGCTGGAAAATTCGCAGAACCGAGTGTCCGATTTTGTAACACCTGAAACAGTTTTGAAGTCTCGTCCGTAACCTTCACTGTCTCACCGGCTTTTAACAAACCTATGGCATCAACAAAGACATCTCTGTCCGAAGTTACTTCATAGTACATACGATGTCTCCTAAACCGAAAGATTCAACTTGGTGCGTCCCATAAACATCATTCTTACAGTTCTAAATGCACTGTTCGTGAACATGGTATCGGCAGGTTCCGAACTGTTTATGAATCCGTGAATGATTAATCCACCAACAGTTACATCTTGATGAATAAAATCTTCAACACCTTCTGCTAACTGCTCAACTTTTAGTCTTTCAGCAGCTTCCGTTCCTGCGTCCGTTTGCAGTGTATTAGCTACAATCTGTCTGTGTACATCTATTATAACCACCATGTCTCTGAAAACTCGTCCACCTGGACCAGCCACACCGGCTAACGTTGTAGTTTTAGGACCAGCCATAACCACACAAGCCGTGGCGGCCGGAATTAGTCTTTGATCCCCAAAATATACTTCATCTAATTCTAAGTCATCCTTAACGGCTAGAATGTTGTCGAAGATTGCTTTAGCCAAAACTGTAACGTATTTAGTATGTGCCATTAGTGACCTCTGTAGTCTGGCATCATACCCCAATACTTGTTTGCTTTTTGATATAGATACTCACTGAATATTTCCATGATTTCTATTTCATCTTGTGGTTGAAGCATTATGAATGGACGTGCTGGCGTGTGGAAGACTGCCGCAAATGGATTAATTACTCTGTGTTCTGTAATACCAGAGAAATCAGTTGTTCTACCATAGAATCGATCCGACTTTTCGCTTAAATCAAGAAATGGTGATTTAGGATCACCAATTATTCTCATAGTCAAGTTGCCAAAACCTTTAGTTCTAAGTAAATTACTTTTCGCTGTAGATTCGCCGCCTATTTGATTCACTCTACCGTATGGTACTCTCTGATTGAAAAAATTAACTTGGAAATTCAAAGCATCTGATCCTGGACCACGAAAATTAGGTTCCACTTTCCATACCATCCGAGAAGTAGCAACTTTTCTCAGTAAACCAGTTCGAACTAGTATCGGTCCGCGCGAAAAACCTTTTCTCATTCTTGATACAACTGTAGATTTTGCTAGTCGTTGCCATGCATCGGGTCTACCCTGTGCTGCAAAGTTCATTTTAATTGATGGCATTACTACATCCATCAAAGACTTCATCAAAGGTTCTTTCCAAGATTTAAACTGAGCACCTAGTTTATCAATGTCGGCTGCGTATACGTAAGTTGCCGCTTGAAAATATGGATCGAATGGCGCAAGAATAGCGATTCCACCATAAGGTGCACCGGTTAACCGTTGTGATCCAGTCCGCCCAATTACTGCGGCAGTCGCCATACCCCTAGAAATAAATGGTTTCGGTCTTCCAGCCATCAGAACACCTTGCCCATAGAGAATTTCGCCGGGCCAAGGGACATGTCGTCAAATGTTGGTTCGAGAGCGCTAGATGCATCATTTGGATAGTATGCAGGACCGCCACCAGAACCAATAGGAGTGACACCTGGAATGTCAATCGTTCCATCTAACAGACCTGAAATCAGCATCTCAGCGTTTATTCTCAACATAGCCGCATAATCACTGCCACTATCTTGATTCTCGCTATATGCTCTTTCGTAAATCCAGGAGACATAATACTTGCATATTACGACCTGCACGATGGCGGGCGTATTATCTGCGTTGAGCCATGTGGTAGTATCGTACGCACTTGATAATCTTGATATTACTTCTGTCTCAATAGAATCAAGCAAATGCAGGTCTAGGGTGGACAGTGTCAGCTTAGAACGATCTGCCCACCCTTGCGCCCCATTTAACGTAATCCTCGCCATTTACTCAGTTTCTTTGGCTTCTTCTGCTGCTGTTGCTTCGGCTTCCTTGGCTTCTGCTGCTTCTGAATCTGCTACCTCTTGAGCCGCATCGGCTTCTGCTGATTCCTCGGCTGCCGCTGCCGCAGTGGATTCTGGTTCGGTCATAACGTTATCTCCTAAGACTCTTCCGCTTCTTCCGCTTC